ACATGGTCTTCTATTCCAGGCAGGAATTAAATGACTACGTTTTAAGGTTAAAATCCTTACTAGCACAAGCTTATGAACAAGGTGAATGTAATTTTGAATTACATAACCAGGTTGTAACTCTTTTAGAAATTGCAGCTTTAAATTATAAAATACCTGCAGAGGCTTAAATGATAGCCTACATTGATTTTAAATTACATGCTATCTCGACTTTGTACACAGCATGGCCATTTGATAGTAATGAAGATATCTTATCTGTAGCGCAGGAAATTAAGGAGAAACTGGCTAAGGCCCAAATGGACGGTCTTATTACTTTGGAGCAACACAAGGAAATCAGAGGTCATATAAACCAATTTATAGAATTGCAAATTGAAGGCTACGACAATATTGAAATATAAAACATATGAAACTAATCGGAGTTGAAGCACAGAAAAAAGGCAAGCTAGCCGAACACCGCGTAACACAACTAGTAGGAGAGCTAGGCCTAAACTCTTATTATAGCCAACAACTAGACTACGGTGGTCACACTGATCTCGTTATCGAAAATGTGCGATTTCAAATTAGCGCCACAGGTAAATCTAGCAAGACTATTAAACGCAGCCAAGGAATACATCAAATTATTGCTGGCGAACACATCTCTCGCGATTCTATAATTCAACAAATCTATTTAGGTATCAATTGGGATAGTAGAGAAAGTTAGTTAAACTATTATAGTTATGCATTTTATTTATTAAATGATTTTATTTATGTCGTTAGAACCAAATAATTATCCTTATGTAATAGCAAGGACTTACTCAGCGGGTGTTTTTGCAGGTTATCTATCTGCAAGGGGTGAAATTAGAGATGGGTATTTGCATTGTACCCTAATAAATGCGCGACGTCTTTGGCATTGGGAGGGGGCCGCCAGCCTGTCTCAACTAGCACAATCTGGAACCTCTAATCCTAACGGTTGTAGGTTTCCGGAAGAAGTTTCAGAGAGCGAACTTTTTGGCGTAGTCGAACTTTTAAAATGTACAGAAAAAGCTCGTAATAGTATTAAAAACGTGGCAGTATGGAAGAAATAGTTTTATTCAAATCAATAATAAAAGCTTGCATTGGTGAAGATGCTGGCGACGGCGCTGGTGATGCTGATGGCTTTGGTGATTACGACGTCTGGGCTGTTAGTGGTGGCGGTAACGGTAGCGGCGACGGAAGCGGTAGTTGTGACGGTTATGGAAACGCCAAGAGCAACGGTGAGGGTTGCGGACGTGGCGACGGGAGTGGTGTGGAGAGTGGTGATGGAAGCGGCGCCGGTGGCATAGGCAGTGGCTATGGTGATGCGGGTAGAAGCGACGGGAGTGGTGATGGCTCAGCTAATATTGAAATTATTTTATAATAGCTGAGTAAGAGGCCCGGGGAAAACTAAAAACATGGTATAATTTAATGTGCAGGCGAAACCGCGAAAGTAAGAAGCGGTGATGGTAAGTGATCCTTACTTAAGAACAAGGTTGCAAGTCCAAGCCATAACAGTCGTTGATTTCATCACGTCACGTCACTGGGCTAAATCCTGCACATTAATAAGTCACTCATTACGGGCAGTACGTGAGTGGCTTTTTTTGTGGTATATTAAGTCAATAATATATTTTACTGCCCAAAATATGCGGATTCAACTAATAATTTTAGCTGTCGCCTTTCTTCTATCAATTGCGCCTGCTAAAGTCGAAAAGCATCAAGCTATACACGGGTTTAAGCCGCCTGCGAGTCACCAGCTGAGTGTTATACCGAATAATGCTTTTGTTGTCTCTAATTGCCCTCTACACGCGAAAACTCCTGAGTGGTTCACCATTTCTTTAAATAAGTATAATTCAAGTTGTAAAGAGCAATATCTCCTTAGTGCTATCATATATTATGAATCGAAATTTAACGCGAACGCTCAAAACTCTAGTAGCAGCGCTGCTGGTTTGGCTCAGTATTTGGATTCTACATGGGCTAGGCACGGCTGTAATAAATACGGTGGCAGGACTAGTATTGATGCCCACGTTCAGTGTGCTCTATTTGATCTCAGGCGTAATTTAGGTAAACAGTGGGCGGTTTGGCCGCTTGTTAATAATAATAAATATGGCTATCGCATTTAATTTTATAATTTATGGCAATCAAGAAGATGTAAAAGGTAACCCTGTACCTTATTTTAGACAGACGCAGGCTTCTGCTCGTTTTAATAAAGGAGCTATGCGCTATCATCGTTGGAAAGATTATATTAGAAAAGCTGCTGGTGTTTCTGATAAGTTAGTTACCGAGGGTAGGCTTCATATGAGATTAAAGATCTATTTTATGAATAAAACTCATGGCGATTCCGATAATATTTTTAAGGGAATTGCTGACTCGATGTTTGTTAATGATAAATATTTAACTGGGTCGTTTGATTTTGACTACGATAAAGAAAACCCGCGCGTAGAGGTTATTATTACTTATGGATAACTATATAATCCTGAGCCGTCAATCTGCCGTCTTTGTCCTTGTCGTATCGTAAAGTAATAGCTTTCAAAATACTACCAACTACTAAGCCAATTAAAAAAGCAGCTGTGTCGTTAACTTGCCAGCCAAATGTTTGGTTAGCAAACGGGGCTATTCCTATAGCCAATACGCCAGTAAGAGCCTGTCCTACCCACACAAACACATCATATTTAAATATATTTTGTAAGGTTTCACTTTTGATATATTTATCAACAAAATGCCCGTAGGTGTTTAACACCCCGTCAATCTGCACGGTCTCTTCTAAAATAACTAGTGATAATTCTTGCGCGTTGTTAAGCTTCAGATTGTACATTTCAGCATACAAATTTAATTCGGCATTTTTAACCTGTAATTCAACAACCTGTTTTTCTTTTAAAGTCTTTTCCAATTCTAGTTTTGTAATTTCGGCTTGATTACTAGCAACTTCTTTTGCTAATTTAGCCTGTAAATCTGCTATCTGCTCTTGATATTTTGGGTCAATCAAAATTGGTGCAACGATAGGGGTAACAACTGAAGCACTTCTAACCTTTAGCGCATCGCCCGCGCCCATGCGAGAGTTTAAGCTCCGCCAGTCAGTCGCGCCGCGTAAGCCCGCATTTAGGCTATAAATAGTTTCGTATGTAGAGTCAATAGCAGGTAAACCAGCAGCCTGTGCTACGCGTGATAAACCCCAATTTTTCTGTACTGTTATAAATTCAGAATTTGCCATGTTTAGTGTGTTAATTGAATTACTAATTTTAATATAATTTAAAGGATCGCGGTTAGTGCTTTCGTCGTTTGCGTTTTCTAAATACGTAAAATGCAGGTGTGGCCCAGTACTTTTACCTGTATTACCACTAATACCTACAACTTGTCCTGCGTTAAATACGGTGCCAAGGCTCAAAGCGTAGGCGCTTAAATGCCTGTAAATAGCTCCGCTACCGTCATTGTGTCTTACCCAGGTATACAACCCACCAAATTTATCTACACCGTTTTTAAGAATTTTACCGTCTTTTAAAGCCAATAATCGAGTGCCTGTCGGCATTCCTATATCTAACCCGTTATGCCATTTGCCTGCACGCATTCCGTACAAACTTGTAATCGGGTGATCGCCATTAAATATTTTTGCTTTCATTTTACAGAAGAGATAAAAATATTTATTAACTGAATAGCTACATAAGAGGTTAGGCCAGTTACAAATCCGACAACCCATTTAATAATATAATCGTGGCGCTCAACAGTCACCTTAAGAGTAACAAACGTATCCTCTAAGTCTGATATTTTATTTCCTGAGTCTTCTGTGTATCTTTTAAAATCTAACTTTAGGTTTAACAAATTTTCGTTTGCACGATTTACATCGTTGCGAATACTAGGCAGCTGATCTAATAATTCTTTTAGAGTAGCTTTAACTTCTTCAAGTGATTTATTTGCTTGCTGAATTTCTTGTCGTACTAGCGCCACGTCTCCTTTCAGTTGTGTAATTTCGATTTCTGGATTCAAACTTAATACCGTCAAGTGATTTTAATTGCTTTATTACATATTATATAACAGTCTGCATAGAATTAATACGCAAACTAAGTTATTAGAGCGCCAAAGACGGCAATAACAAAATTTTGATCGGTTAACCTGCTATCAATTGAAATTATAATGCATTTATCCCCGCGGGAAATACTAGTTACTAAGCTTTTGCTTACCGGAACATCTGGTAATATTTGATTAGTTTGTTTTATGCGTACTTTTGCCTTATTAGATATAGTGTCATACTCTAAAACTTCACCGAGCCGAATGTATTTTCCAGCAGTAAACGTGTCATAAGATATAGAGTTATTAATAAAATCAGCTTGTTTCATAAAGTCCTAAATCTAAAGTAGTAGTTGCTGCCCCGTTAGAATCTAGCTGGTGTCGTACATCTTTTATAATAAAAATTGCCGAAATACCAAATTCTTGTGGTGCTGATATAAATTCGCCTTTGCTCATAAAAGGAGCCCATGATATTGTAACACTGGAACTATTTTTATCAGTTGCAATGTTATTTAAAGTATTAATACCTTGTTTTGTAACGTCTGAAATAGCTAAACTACGTCTTAGTTGGATAGTTTCATTGCTGTTGTTATATAAATTATAAAAATAATCCGTTTTGCCAGAAATTACGTTAATATGGCCATTTTTAAATATAGTATCAACGCTCACAACATTCTGTAGATTTCGTTTTAATAAAGAGGATAGCGCACTGTTTGTTAAATTATATTGATATAAACTATTTGTTTGCCCAAGTGCCTCAATTGTGGCTATGTTATTTTCATAATGTAAAAAACTTTCTGCTGGCAATGCGTTTTGAATAGACCTAGCAACAGATACATCCTGGGGGAATACTAGTACTTGATCTATACTGTCGTCATCTTGGTGAAATATTTGGCTAATGTTAATTGATTGCCCTGCTACGCTAAGGCCTCCGCCTATAATGAACCCTTTGTTTTCATTTGATATAAAGTCTTGTAAAAATATACGTTTTTTATTTATATATATTGATAAAGAAAGATCATCATTAGTTATTCTTACCTGATGCTTACCAGCTGGTAAGCCAAAACCAGTTTTAATAGGCTTATTTGATATAAGGGTATTAAAGTTATCTACTGTGGTTATTAACCTAAACGAATTTCCAAAGACGTCGCCAACTATTCCCGTCAGCCACGTTTGTACCGTTTCAGTAATTGCGCCTATCGACCAGGTCATACTACTGGTTCCTTCAATATATGCGTCTGTTAGAAAAGTCTCTGTTTGTAGTTTTTGTACAATAAGTTGATATCCGAAATAGCTACTAATACCATTTAATGCTAAGAAGTTACCTGTGCTGATATTAGTTATTCCGGGGCTATAAGAAATACCAGTGTTGACAGCGTTGCCTAAATATAGACTCGTACCATTATGATTTAAACCCTCCGCGATTACATCATATGCACTGGAGGTATCGGCCATATCATAAACAATTGCTCTAGTTATTAACAAACTGTGGCTATTACCAGCATCTTGAGACCCAAACCCTGCGCTCCCAAATACTCTAACTAAAGGCGCCAGGCTAACTCCTACATCATAAATATATTTACCATCATTGCCTAAATCACCGTCAGCTATTGCGCCAACAAAAATATTATTTGATATGTATGCGTTTAAGCTAATTACGTTATTTAATAAAGAAAACCCTGTGTTATAACTAACGCCGTGTGCATATGCACGTAAAATACTTGAACCAAAATCTTGAGTAGTATATCTGTATGTGGCCGTAGCCCCGCTAACTTCATAGCTTAGGTAGTTTGTGTTTGTATAATCTAAAATTATTTTAAAAGCAGTAGAGGTTACACCTGAAATCCTATTAATAGGGCGAAATCGTGCCGCGGCGTTTGGATTTAAATATAGAGATTGCAATACCGTTTCCATTGAGGCCAACGTAGTAGAGCCGGGGCTAATATTGTAAGTTAATAAATTTTGCGCAATTCCACTAATACCAGTCTCTATTAGACTGTTATTGAATGACAATGTCGTAAAATCTACTACCGCGCCGAAAGTCTGTGCTATATCAATCGGCTGAATATAATTACTTCCGAACGATTTGGTTCTGCTTACTGCAGGAAACAAATCATTAAGAACCTTGGCCTCATGGATAGTGTCGTATGCACTTAGCTCGTCAGCAACGCCAGTGTATGTTGTGCTCCTGACTGCATAACGACCGTGATTTACCACAAATACGGTGCTCCCCATATCATAACCGCTCTTAATGTTAAAACTTAAGTTTGCGTAAAACGCTCCCAGTGGTATTACTGCTGGTGATAAACCGTTAAAATATCTATTCACCATAATTACCCAATGTTATATTAGCCATATAATTATTAAAACTGTAGCTTTGTAGATAAGGTGTAACGTCTATAATGCTACGCCCGTGCTCCAAAAAGAAAGCGATTGGTGTGCTTCCTGAGCTTCCGTCATATGCGTGGTTCATAAAAAACATTCTTGAGTTATAATCCCAAGCGCCAAACTGCGTAGCCGGATCAACAAGTGGTATTTTTACGCCTAAATCCCAGCTGTTATTTTGCTTTTTAAATAAAGTAACACGAGAACTTATTGCGTAATTGAAGGTATAATCGCTATCGACCGAACCTAACGCAAACATTTTAATTGTACTGCCTATGACCGTTGTGAAATTGCTTATAATTGAGTCACTGACAATTCCAATATTTTTTTCCGAATAAATAACACCATTTTCAACTAGCGTGGAATCTATATATTGAGCGCGAGGTTCACTGGTGTCACGTTCTAAAGTAATTATTTCTGATATACTCCCCGATTTGGTAACAGTTAAATCTATTAATGGGTAAGCCCTTGTACCTATAGATCTATTACGCCAGGTGCTACCGGTGTTATACAGTTCTTTAATGGCATAAAATTGATAGAAAAAAGCGTTATTTATTGTTGTAGAACCTGCCGATTCTCCATAAAAAACACTGTCACTACTTCCTGCACGTATAAACCCTATTTGTGAGGAACCTGTGAATATTAAACTTGCAGAACTAATATTAGTTGTGCCAGTCACAGTTTTTATATAAATTTGCGTTCCTGCATTAGACGGTAAAAACAACGTGAGAGAGCTGCTCCCAGCGTGGATATCGCCGATACCATGTACTGTCGCATCTGAAACGCTTGCCCCAATTCTATATACAAGTTGTGCATCGCTAATGCCATATGTATTTAAGAAATTGTATGAAAGACTATAATGATTATTTCCTATACTAGCAGTACGCAAATTAGGAGTAATAGTTGTTATTCCACGGATTGCTACCTGTCCGCCATAAATACCATTAGTGGCTTCAACTTGTACTATAGCTGTGTTGATTGATTGCTCAAATCTTAATTGTAATAAGCTGGTACCAAATATCATAGCTGCTGAAGGGTTAAACTAATTCTAAATTCAACGCCAGTTGTTGCCCCGGGATTGCTGCTATTAAATATTGTTTTACTTAGTTGCCCAACTGGAATAACATTAACTGTGTGGCCGTAAGGCGTTACAAAAATTAAAGGCATTGATGTGCCTTTAGCTCCAATAAAATTTTCTAAATCTATTTTTCTAGACACGCCTAACCAGGTAGTTACTCCTAAAGATAACTCACCTTGTCGTATTGTGTAAGTACTATCTAGCGCCAGTGTAAGAGTATAGCTATCGCCGCCAGTACCTAATATATTTACGGCTCTGCCGCTATAAACCTCTCTTACTGAGTTGCGTAATGTCAGATTTTCCTGGTAAGAATCCGCCTCATAATTGTACCACCTGTTATTTAAATAAATACCTCTTAATGGATTTGTCATATTGCTTGTGAGATCATATTAGTAAAAGATAACATCTGCTGCGCTGGATTAGCCTGTGATTGCATAAAATTAACACCATTAATATTAACTGTTTTATTCGATTCTTGTTTGTTGATCATTTTAAACAAACTGCTTTGTTGATCGCGATTTAAAATCATTTCACCCGAGTTAACACGGGCAACTACTTTGTCCCCGCTGTACGCACCGCCCGGAACAATACCACCTTGCGCAAATCGTAACCCGAAAATACTTCCAATTAGCCTTAGCCCTGTAAATAGAGGAGACGCTTGCACTTTATCTTTAGTAGCGTTTGGCACAAAGCTATTAATCTGAGCCACTACAGATCCGAGGTTTTGGTTTGAGATACGCCACGCCCACGTATTAGCCCCAGCGGCGTTTTCCCTAGCATCCCTTACGACAGGGGAAATACCATTTATCATCGCTACCGCTCTATCAGCGTTAGAGCTAGCTGCTGACGAATTATTTGACGCAGACTGAGCTAATCCTTTTGTAATATTAGCAATTATCCCTATCCCTGTGTTTCCCGCCATAACGGTATCCATTGCAGATTTACTAGCGGTAGTAGTACTTTTGATATATGCATCTAGAGACTTGAAGTCACTTTGTATAAATCCTGCTAGTAACTGCTTCGTTGCTTGCATATTAGGCGGTATTGTAGCTAAAGTCGCTTGTAAATTACCGTCACGTTGGGCTGCTTCATTTCTAAGCTTATCAAATTCTTTAATGGTTTGTTCTTGTTTAGCAGCAAAAGCATTTAGATCTGCTTTCTGTGAATCAATCGTTGCTGTGTATCCCGTCAAATCCTGAAACCACTTTTGTTCCGCCAACCACTTGCCTAATTCATATCCAACAATAAGAGCAAACGCAACACCAAATACAGGCGCTACAACACCGGCAATGGAGCCCCAGGCGATATTTGCAAAAGCCAGCTTAAACGCGCCCGCAAATATATTTGAACTGCCGGTAATTGTTTCGGCCATAGAGTTAATTCCGCCAATTAGTGCAGGAATATTAGCAATTGCGGCAATTGCTATTTTGCCAAAACCCAGCAGCAGCTGTGTTGCCGGTCCAAAAACTGTGCTAAAAATACTTACTGCTAAACTTAATGCAGCAAACGCCAGTCCTAGTTCTATTACAAAAGGATTTTGTTTTACAAATTCTATGATTCCTTGAACTACTGGTGCTAAAAATTCTATAACCTTTTTAACTGCTGGTATTAATTTTTCCTCAAAAAACGCACTTAATGCCGGACCATATTTTACGGCAACTTCTATCATCCTATCAGCAAGTTTTGAAATATAAGGCGCTAGCCTACTTCCAACCTCTACGGCTACGGCATTAACAGCATTTCCTAACTTATCTAAACCAGCCCTAGTGGTGTTATTTTTTAAATCATACTCGGCAATGATCGAATTTGTTTCTTTTAAAGTTTCATTAGCGATTTGTTGAAACTCGTTTACCATACCAATCGACCCGCCTAGTTTTTGCATTACCTCCGAAGTACCGCTTGCATCTAGACCGATGTCTTCTAAAATCTTACTAAACGTAGTATTACTTGTGCCAAGTTCATTTACTCTTCTAGCAACTAACAGAAATGCTTCATTGATATCGCTGTTAACTAATTTTTTAAAGTCCTTTACGTTTAAGCCTAGCTTCTTGGCTATGTTATCTGAATCACGCGCTAAAGCCATAAAAACTCTTCCTATGTTTGAACCACCGCGTTCTGCATTAATACCTAGGTTTTGCATTGCAGCTGAAAGTCCTAATATATCTCCCGCTGACACGCCTAACCCTCCCGTTAAACCAGCAATTCTCGTAGCAAAATCTGAAACAACTGATCCGGTAACAACTCCCTTTGTACCTAAAACGTTTAATGCGTTACCTATTTTCAATAAATCGACGTCTATTTTGTCGGTTTTAATATCTAAAAACAAGTTACGCATTACACCGACTTCTTGTGTGATTTGCTGCGCCCCGCCGGCAAATTCGTCACCTAAAGCCACAGACAATTTATCCATTGCCTTGGCAAAACCAAGTACGTCAGCTTCTGCAACGCCAAGTTGACCACCTATTGTCGCAATGTCTATTAAAGAACTTACAGATGTACGTGTTGTTTTACTATAGGCTAATAACTCTGCACCAAGCTTTTTAGTGCCTTCGGCGGTCAACCCTATTGTTTTTGCTACGTTAACTAATTGATCCTCAAAATCGATAAAACTTTTTGCGGAATAAACAGCAGCACCAGCCAGAGCTGTACCTATGGCAGCACCAGCCACAGCTGCCTGTTTGCTTAATCCCTGTATTCCTTTTCCAATGTCAGACAACCCGGATTTAAACGTATTAAAAGAGCCTATGTTATCTAAAGATAAATTCTTCTTTAATTTATCCATCTCACCTTTTAGACCAGCAGAAAGTGACTTGATATCATTAGTTGCCTGCTGCGTACCGCCAATTTTTATATTTATTGTTAAGGTCTCGTTCATTTATCTGTGCTATGTGCTTTGTTATATTGCGACTGTGCGTCTAATAAATTCATCAGAGTTTCAACCCACCACGCAGGCTGTTTTAAATAAATATCATAATCAGCCAAAGCCGGATATTCTTTAATAAGTTGTATCCGGTTCCAAACTTTATTAACACGACGATTGTTGCGACTCACCCCTTCTAGCATTTTAATCCAGTCAACAACCGCCACTACACGTTTTTTTGTTCGGCCTCCGAAATCTTATCCGAAATAAAAGCTCTATCCTTAGGGTGGAGAACATCATAATCCTCGTAAGTAATACTAGCCAAGGAACACTTGATTTTAAATTCAGCACCTTTTTGTAAATTACTAGACTTAATACCAGCGAATGCGCCGGTAAGGCTATCAAAAGTAGAATCTTCCAACTGTAAACGCTGATATTCATCTAGCTCTGATTGGGTCATCCACTCATATATAGAAATTTCTTTCTTGCTAATTGGTAACTCAATTGTGATTTGAGGTATTAATTTTTTGCTCATAATATAAGTTCTTATTAAATAATAGTCATTATATCATTTTAAATCTTTGCCCCGCGGATGACCTATCGAACGGGGCAAAATCTAAACTATAAAATAGAACTAACTGTTTGTTGAGCTCTAATTAAATAGCTTACTCCTGGTTCAAGTAAGCCCGTGAAACTTATAGTTTCCATCGATAAACTAGCTTGCTCATATGGTAATTCGCTAGTTGTAAATTGTGTTCTAGGAACATCAATTCTTAAGAAATAAGGCGTTATGCCTGAAATCAGCCCATGGCAATCTGGTAATGTTGCGTCTACCCTTAAGAAATATTCAGAACAACCAAACGTAGCAGTTCGAAATGTGTCGTTGTCATGAAAGATCTTGAAACTACCTGTAACGCTAGGCACCAATGAATCAATTCTGGTTATATTATTGTTACCGGATAAATAAGCCCCTGCAATTCCATTACTATAGCTTAATGTAAGTTCACTAACTCTTATAGTAGTTAAGCCGTTAGCACTCGCGCCTGCGGCTATTTGAACATTGAAATCTGAGAACGTAAATGGTTTTATTGTTTCACCAAGGCTATTAGCTAGCGTAATACCTACATCGCGGCGTTGTCCAATTACATCTAAGCTTAATTCAGCAAGCCCGTCTGAAAAAGTAAACTCTAGTCCGGTAGCAGCTGTACCTCTAAACTTTTCCTGAGATTTATTATAATCTTTAAGAATCGTTTTGCTCACCCAAGTGCCGCTAGTATTTTGGTTGTAAGTTACTAGAGCAGCACCTGAAGTGCCTAATGCGGCACTAGTACCGAAATCACCAAAAGCCATTTCTAAGAAATGATGCGTGTTCCTCGGGGTTGCAAAAGCGGTAATTGAACCCTCAATACTATTTCTTAAACTGGTCATACGCTCGCGCCCGCGAACTGACGCCATGGTATCTTCTACCAGCTCTTTGTTTGGTGTTAGCGCAATATTGGCTGTTCTAACAGTCAATCGGGTTGCGTTACCAGCTACGCTGATACCGTAAGTTGACTCGTTTTCTATGCCAATGTGCTTAAAAATCATTTGTGACATTGTTGTTTTTGTTTAATAATTAATTTAAAATTTGATGATTGTGATCCATAATAGCAAACGTAATTGAAGCACTTGCAGCGCCAAGGTTTGATATAGCGTTCGTATCGTAAACTATATTAAAACCGGACTGTAATAAGCCTAAATTACGCAGGTTATTACGAAGTATGTATCTTATAGTGTTTGTTTTTAACTCATTGTTGGTTCCTCTAGCTTCGATTACTCTAAGCAGATATTGGATGCCAGATTCCTTCTTAGCGTTGCCGTAAAAGTCATTCTTTAATACCTTAGCTATTGTTATTTCTATTGTCTTAACTTCTTGATCGGTAACACCTGTAGTTACAGCTTCAACAGTTTCGCTAACGGGTGTTACTGTTATGCATCCACGCAAAAGTTCCGCCTCTGATAAGTCATATGGATTACCCACATGAAAATAGGCTACGTCGGTTTTGTCTAAACCAGCTCTTAGGTATTCAATTATTTTATTAATAGTATTTTCCATTATTTGAAACTTTTAATATGTCCGAATATATGATTAAATATTAAAACACCGATAGCGGCTTTTGATTTAACAGTAAATCCAGCGATTTTACGCTGCGGTATTTTGCTTGTACCGTTTTGATGTGTCGCTGCATACGGCACGTTGTTTTCAATTACCAGTTGATCATTTGTAATTCGTTTTACTTTAAACCCGTTTTTTAAACGCCCAGTTCTAACTAATATCGGCCTTGCACCATTGAACCCTAACTCTTCCCTTTGACTTCTTGTAGACAAAGCTAAAGGCTTCCACGCGCTGCTTTTTGTTGTCGCACCACTTCCTCTAGCAAATGCTCCACTGCTACGGCTAAATCCACCGCCTTGATATATTGCGCCTTGTCTATCAAAATTTTCTTTTATCTCCTGGGTTAAAATTACGGCCGCTTGTGAAAGTGGTTTCTGTAAATTAACACCAGCACTTACTATTTTATTTAAATTAACCAAAATATTGGTTAGTTGATTTTGGTTAGCTGATAAATGGGCATTCATTAGTTTTGTATGTTGCCGTTATTTAAAGAGTGTTTCCCTGAGCCTGACTGGTTACGGTTGACGTCCACTTGATAATTTTTATACCTAAATTCTTCTTCTGTTATATCATAAATTCTACCAGTAACCCTGCCGCCGGCCTGGAATGACGAATTGGCGTTAACGTCACCATCGTTCCTAGGGATAATATTACTATTATCATCAACTAAAACGAATCCTGGTGTGCAAATTAATCCGATTTCTCCATTCATTACTTTTGCCCCTTGTCCGTTAACTTCCCCGGCCATACTTTCATTATTCCCTAGTAATTTCTCATAAATAGCGTAACCGTCAGCCGCAGTGTCTCTACTTGATGTACCGAAATTTCTTATTAGTAGTAAGGCGCTTGCTAATTCAGTAGATATTTTGGCAAGGTAAGCGCTATCAGTCGCAATTGGTAAGTCGTAACATTGCGCTAATCTTTGGCTTAATGTGGCTTCTGCTCGTAACCTTACTTGTTCAATCTCATAGTTAGGGATTGCCGAACTCGCATAGCTTGCTACCAGGCTAGCACCGTTTGCTGGTGCCGTTGTCAAGGTTATTGTGCCACCGTCGATATCGACACTACTAATTGCCATACGGCTAAATCCAAGACCAGCAATTCCTACAAAAACGGCAATATCACTAATCCCTGCAACAGTGTTGCCAGTATTAAATTCTGGTACAAATTTTACCAAGTCATCAGTATCAATTAGAAATTTAGTTGTACTCCCTGTTGGCTGATTTAATGTCGGTATTTGCACAAAACGGGATTGAAATCCCGCCTCAACTCTAATTTGTTGATGTGTCGTATAAGCCATTATTAAATCTCTGTTTTAATTTTTTTTTCTAGTTTAATTTCGGCCTCTTTTTCTTTAACAGGATCTTCTAAAATAGCTAAAACATGAGCGTGCGCTTCTAACACCTCTCTAATCTCGTCTGATTCAATAACTTTTTCATATTGCCTTACAATAGGATACTGAGAATCATCACGGAGTAATACCTTTACTTTTCGCATCATGTGTTAATTAATTAATAAATAAATTGCTCATTGTGAGGGCTTAAAGCCCCCACTATCAACAATCAAGTTAGTTAGCTTGGCTTGGTAATCTCTGCGAATCACTGTCTTCTGCTACAAAAGCATAGCCAGATGAACCGAATAAGTACGCTGTTCTCCAATCACCTGGGTTATAGTCGAAACGACCATAAATTCCAAATGAGAACTCGTTTCTCATATAACCGGTATAACTATCTTGCAGTTGTTGCGTATATTCCATATTTTCGAAGCCAGGTGTAATACTGTGGCTTAATACGATAATAGGACGCATTTCGCTGTCTGATAGGTCCATACCTAACCATTCTGTTGTGCCGAATCCATAATCAAACTCAATCAAGTTAAAGCTACCTCTAAAGATATTCTCTTTAAATGATGTTGTTTCAACTGTATATTGTGAGTTTAATAATTCCCGGGCTGATTTTGAGTTTAAGCTACCACGCTTAACTGCAACATGAGTAAGACGCATGCCTAATGGCTTGTTCTTATCAGATTTTAGATCAGCAAAATGCTGTTCTAATAGTTGAATTGTGGTTGCGTCAACTTGTGAACCACCTAAGTGCATGTTTGCCTGAGCTGCAACTGTAGAAGTTGTTACGCCTGCGGTATCTACATAACGGTGGTTAAAATCAAACAAATTGGCTCCGTCGAAACCTTTCATGGAGCTACCTCTGTGTAAAAATTCCCATGTTTCAGCTTCTAGCGATGTTTGTACAGCATTACCAAAATTGGTAATTTTTCTGCGCAAAAGTCCACCAGTTTGGTCGTCGTCTAGAACAGTACGTTTGACGTTGTAGGTCATTTCCCATTCGTCTGTTGTAGCTGTCATCTTGTACTCAGAAAAATTCTGAGACTGACGTTCTCCCCTAAATCTTCGTAGTCGGCCTTTGTCACCATAAAAAACGATTTGCTTCGCGTCTGAAGTAGTCGGTTCAACTAAAATGATAGAGCGATAAGCTGCATCACTTTTAGCCTCTAGACCTTCTTTGAAGGATACGTCTAATGTGGCGGACAATGCTTGTGGAAAGTCTGATCTTGTAAGCATATTTTTATAGTCCTATATTAAATAATAAATTAAGCGTTTGTCGCTAAAGTTCCTGTAAAGTTTGAAATACGTACTCTATAGCTAGTGCTTGTTGGAATCCCAACAATCTCACCAATTGGCATTCGAGGAATAGCTGCTGAAATACCAACGGTTTGATCATCAATTGCGAAAGCAAGACGACCAATGTGAGCTGATACACCAGTTCCCTGTGCTTCAAAAGTGAATACACCAGTTTTCCAAATATCTAAACCAAAATTGGAGGTTCCAAGATTGCCACTTAAGTTTACATTCTGACTTGCGACACCTAAAAAGGTAATTGAATCGCCAGATGCACCAAGTGTGTATGGAACTAAAGCATTTGCATTGTTTCGGGCGACTAAAGTACCTTGGAAGTACTGCCGTCCTGATGCGCCTGTGTAAGTTTCAATGTCACCTTGCTGTCTAGCATTTTTTCTGTTTGCGTTTGCTGCGGCCATTAAATTAAATTAATAAATAATTACTTTGTTTTGCTTTTATAAGCGCCCATTAAAGAATTGCGGTTTTTAATTGCATATTCTGATAGTTGTGATGGGTTCATTTTAGGAAACATTTTTTTAAGATCTTCCAAAACTATGCTAGGAATAGACTCTGAGCTGTCGCCAGCTTCAACATTAATTCCTTGCTCACCAAAACTAATTACTTTAGGCGCCTTTTCAAATAAATCACTTAATAAAGCCTCAACTGTAACATTGCTGCCGTCTGCTAAATTGATTGATTGACCGGATACGGCGGCTAATCGAACAAAAGCATCCCGCTGAGCAGGAACGATCTTGCCGTCTGTTAAAAGAACGTCATACATTTTTTCTGCTTTACTTTGTGATAGTTGGACACTAAGTTGCTTATTTGTAGCCTCTAACGCAGCGATTCGCGTTAAAAGGGATTCTGAAGCATTAATTGTTTCGGGGTTTTGCTCCTCGACAACTGCAGCTTCTTCAACTATTTCGTTAGAAATAGTTTCAGTAGCAATCTCTACTGGTTCTTGACTAGTTGCGATTTCTTCTACAACTTCAGGTGTTGCTTCTACTGCTGTCTCTACTGCTGTTTCTTCAACAACGGCATCAACTTTAGCTTCATCAACAATTACTTCTGTTGCTTGGTCTTGCTGTACTGTCTCTTGCATATTTTGTATTTCTGATAAATAAATTTTTAGCTGCGGCTTGTCGTGTAAAGCGACAAACTGTTTAAGCCCTTTTATAAATGGATTTGTTACTAAAGCCACGTGCTTTAATAGCGCACCAATGTTTTCACCTGTTTCATGATTAATATAATCAGGCTCGATAGAAACGCTGACATCGTTATAATTCTGTAACTCAGCTTCTTCTATTTCAAATTCAGCATACAAACCATCAGCTTTAATATTTAACTTACTAATATTATTTGCTAATACCAGCGCAGGGTTTTTGTCAGCCTCGGCAGATTCCACGTGCCCGCGTACCACTGGTGAGAACGGAGAATGACTAAAATTCTTAACTATTGTTTTCAAATAGTCTGAACTTATATCTAACACTCCCCCCGGCGCGGCCGGATGTAGCCACTTGCCAAGTCTTAAAATTTGTTTTTCGAATTTGCGTTTTGCCATACAAAAAGGTCAGAGATACAGCCGTTAAGCTGTAAACCTGACCTTGTTTAATAACTGGTCTATTTAATTGTATTTCACTGTAGCATTTTCCCCACGTAGTAGTCAAGCACGCTAATACCTGCAATTGCTATGTTGTCGTAAACTTGAGTGATATTCCCCGCGCTAAATTCAATCGTTATCCTAGCGGTTAACTTCTTTTCAAATATTTCCTTTTGTCTAAGCTGCACGAACTGCCAATAATAGGCTTGTAGTTGATCTTTGGATAAACTGATGTTGTCTTCTAGCTTTTCAAAGTTATTAGTTGTTCCCATTTTTTAACCATTATATCTAAAGTAAATTTACTTGCATGTTTATTAATCATATTAGGGCTTACCTTCATAATTTTATTATTTTTTAGTAAATTATCATAATCAATAAACTGACCTACAGTCTCCTGCAATGCCCCTATTCTACGCACAACCGGCACGCAGCCTGCGTATTGTGCTTTAACGGCGGCTAGGCAGAATAACTCTGACTCCGCTTTATTTAGAGGGTGGACCCAGTATTCTGCTTCCCAATACTTAGCGCAAAGATCGTTATTTGATAACCTACCTAAGACCTCAATACCATCTTGCTTCATCAAAGACTCCATCTTAATTTTCCAGGCCTTACCAGTTGGGCTATTTAGGCCACGCTCCATAAAGTCCCAGCCGTATGTAATCCATAAAGTTGTAAGTTTAAGCTTATTTTTTAACTCTGGCCATCTGATTAATAATTCTTCTAGGCCGCGGTCGTAGCTAGATGTATAAATAGCAGTGCCTTTCACCTTATCTGTTTTTGCTAAATCCATGCGCTTAGTATCTATCCCTAGATAAATAGGAAAGATTTTTCTATTACTATTACTTATTTTATCGTTATGATAGTTAGAAATTGTTACCACACCATCAATGTCTCTTAACTCTGTATCGGTCCAAGACTCTATTTCGGTGGTGAGGTGAAACACTTTTTTAGCATTAATGCTTTGCTCTAAAATATTTTTGGCTTTAAAACTTATAAATACATCCCTGTATTCAAATGGTTTAAATTCGCGGTGGTCGCTATATTTAACATTATCAAAAACGCCGTGGATACCGTTATGATAGATAGTAACCTCATGCTTTCGCTCAGTCATAGCTTTTGCAAATTGTATAAGACTTTCCTCGCTGCCACCAATACCGGTTTCTATATCCGCTGCTGTCCATCCGCCAAAGACTAAGTTTGTATAGATATGAATTGTCATTTTAAAGATTTGATTGAAAAATAATATAAAGCTCACCCTCAACAGCTACAGCCTCTTGAATTATGCCGTACTTGGCGCAAAGCTCTTCTAGTTCGCCCAACGTGAACAACCTTACGTGTTCTTCGTTTCGCTCTGCGTCTTTTGTACCAAACTGTCCAAAAGCATCTGGCGTTGTAATTAATACAAATCTGCCTAATTTGGCTAATTTCTCAACTACCACTTCAGCATCAGTTACATGTTCTAAAACCTCCATCATGCTAACCGTATCAAACTTATGAAACGTTTTATAGTCTTCTAACATGGTAGTTATATAAGTTACGTCGTAATCCACTTCGCGCGCCTTTTCTTTAGCAGCCTCAATAGCATCAGCGCTAGGATCAATTGCAACGCAGTCAATTCCATCAGCGGTTAAAGTTAGTGCTGTATATCCATCCTTGCAGCCAACATCAAGATGAGTTCTTGCATCAAGTTTTAAGACGTGCCCGCGTACCCAATCAACACGTTTTAAAACTCGGTGAGCATATAATGAACTTGTTAATGGCATGAAATTGCCATCACTTTTAATATAGTATTCACGATTTTTAGCGACATCAAGAAACTTTGTGTTTTTAGTTTTCATTAGGTTCGAAATATTGTTTAAAATAAAGTGTTACATTAGCTACTCCCCGACCTTGTAAATCATCCACTTTGTGATGCTTACGAATAATCACGGGAATAACGTAATTTGGTTTTTTTGTTATAAATTCGTACATGTTATCTAGATTTTCTAGAACACGCTCAGTCCTTTCGTGCATAATAGCAACGCTAGGTATCTTTTTTTTCGCTGATTTCATCGCTAATTTAATAGGATTCTCGAATATATCTTTTTTGTTTAAATGCATATCCCAAATTGATTTAGCGTCACGGCCGAAAGCTTTCCCTACTAACACATTAGCTTCTACTCCGGCATAATCCGTGAATACAACCCCATTTTCAGGTAGGGTTTTATATGTAGCAATTAGACAATTAATATAATCCGCTCCGCTAGGGTCAATTAGCTTTTTAATGATTTGCTCTCTTGTTATTGTTTTGTCCATGGTGGTTTAAAATATAGGGGGTCTAAATTTAATATTCTCTTCATTTTTTCAGGATCACCAACCCACATACCTGGTTCAAATTGTCTTTGTGCATAACGGTTAAACTTCTGTATTTGCTCTAATTCTAGTTGCTCACGCTCTAGCTCTTCAGGGCTGTCTTTAAGCAACTTTAATATTATTTCATGCGCAGATTGTTGCTCGCCTGTGCATACATTGATCACCTCGCCGTATAGATGCGGCGCATGCATTAGCCTTTCTACGGCCCAACAAACGGCCTCAACAGGTATAAAATCTTTAACGTTTTGTGGATTAGCAAATCTACCAGCGTGATGTGCAACACTTTTAAAATTACGGCCACCTTCTCCGTAAACTGCAAACAACCTAAGAGTATTTACCCCTAGTTTTTTTGCATATAAAGTAACCATCAGTTTGGCAAGACCGTAGGTGTCAATAGGCTCACAAATCATTTCCTCATTGGCAGGCTCATATTTAATACCGTATTCGTTATGACTACCCAAGTTTATAACTTTAACACCAGTATCAGCGCATTCTTTTAGAAATTGGCAAGACCATAAAGCAAATTCTAGATGCGCAGGATCATGGATATCTGCCAACCTTGGCCATGCTGTGTGTATGACCATATCAGGCTTAATATTATTGCCGTCTCGGTCCATGTCCTTTAGTCTAGTAAAATCTTCAGCTAAAAATTCCTGCTTAGGTAAAGACTCTACATGATAACCAAGACCGCCCAAATGTGACATTAAATGATGTCCGATAAATCCTGTGCCACCTGTTATTAATACATTCTTCATAATTTTTCGTATAGTTCAGATAATATAATTTGTTCTTGCTTGGCAGCCTGCGCTGTCATAGACATTTTATAAACTTTCTTATTACCAGAAATTGAAATTTTCTGCCTCTCATGGTCATTTTTTAAATAGTAATCAATTTTAGTTTTTAAATCTTCAAAATTATCCCAATAAACAAAATCAACACCATCTATAAAGCCAAGTTTTTCTAGTTCGTCTGTTTTAATTCGCTTCTGCAAACACAACTTCCCAAAGCCCAAAGCTTCAAAAAAGCGTATCCCAGTAATAATATCCCACGGTTCAGTCGGTTGATTCACTATAATATTAGAATTAGACATAGCATGCTTATACTCTTCTTTTGTTTCAGCCTTTCCAGTAAAAGCTTTATAGTTTTCGTTTAATAACTTCCATAATTCTATACGTGCATGACTATTAGCATTTCCAATCATAGCTACATCAAGGTGTAGTTTCTCGCCATCACATATAAATAAATCATTATATGTACTTGGCATCCAAAAACTTTTAACCCCAAATTTAGCCAATAATTTGACCCCGTGCAGATAATTCATACTAAATATTAAATCGGACTTGCGGGCAATGTTAACGCTTCGCTCAGCACCACCCGGCATGTGCGCATCATAACTCCAGAATACTGTAGGCTGTATGTATCTTGGAATATTACGGCTGAAATCCTCGCTGCAATCTACAATAAATATAAAATCAAAACTTTTATCTAATTCTTGCGGTATTAATTTACGGTCAAATTTAATTACATCGTGCCCGTTATTTTCCCATGCGTCGGCTACCCATTCGGCCATCGAGCCGTACCAACCAAAATAACCAATCATCGCTATTTTCATGTTATGGCTCCGGTTTATATCCCTGTCCTTCAAATTCTATTTCTAAATCACCAGCAGATTTTGCAAATTCAATTGCAAAGGCAGGATAGAAATGAATATTAGGTAAATAATTTATAAATATATATCCCACCTCTTCGGCTACAGTGCGAAGAGATTGTTTGTTGTACATCGACTTGTGTTGGCCGTACTCATTGCGCTGAGACCCAAATAACAGTCTTGTTGCCCATTCAGGTTCTGTAGCGTATAGGGCAACTGTACCGTCTAAATCAGGGACGTCAAGATGTAGGATTCCGCCCGGTTTTAGTTTTGTTAACCAATATCTTAAAGCATGTTGACCCTGCTCAAATGTCAAGTGTTCAAATACTTGTACTAAACGTAATTCGTCAATTGTATTATCTTCATATGGTAAATTGAAAACATCACCGTATTTATCTACTACAACACAAGTCTTGTGTAGTGTACCGCCCATTATTAATCCTTTATCAACATGACGGGTGTAATAATTATCTACTGTAGTAGAATTTTGTTCCACAATGTCGGGATTATTATCGGCTAATTGATGTTCTGTAATAGGTACATCCACGTTATCATAGCCTTCTAAATAGACAGTACCGCAGCCTAAATGCACTTTTATCTTATTCATATTTTTGAGCGAAAGTAAAATCTAAAGACATGTCATTATACGGGAAAAGAAAACGCTCTTGCCCTGCGTCCCCGCCCCATTTATACTTATAACGTTTTAAAGCTTTTTTAAGCCTTTCGTTATCATTTCCAATAGTAGCACTATAAGGTGGATGATAACAAAGTGTTTGCGATGGCTCTATCCATTTAAATCCAGCTAATATGCATCGATGCCAAAAATCGCGTTCTACAAATTCGCACGGGAATTGTTCATCAATTCTGCCGACGGTTTCAATAACACCTTTTTTTATCATAAAACAGGCTGGGTCCATTTGGTTATAATTACTTGTTAGAGTTCCGCTATAACTTTGTAGGCCATAATTCTTTTTAAATTGTTCTAGATCTCGCGTTACATGCAGGGTAGAAACACCAGCATTAGGGTTATCATTTAACGTGTTGATCATGATATCAATAGCGTTGAAATCCAGCTGAACGTCGTTAGCCATTATCATCAAAAAATCGTATTTTTTGCCTCGCCATTTGTCTAAAAAAACATTCCACACGCCAGCGACTCTTGACTCATATCGTTTGCTATCAACATCGACCTTGACGCAGTGATTTAGGCTTATTATAGATTTATGAGAAATACGAGTCATCTCTTCTTGTTCTTTTGTTTCTATTAATGCAGGCAAAAGCACCCTTATGCATATCAGCTTATTATCCATGTTAGTCGTTATTAAAAAATGCATCCCATTGCTGGGCTAAAGTGTCAATATTATATTCTTTACGAGCCCACTCTATACCCAGGCTGCGTTTTTTCTCTAATTCATCTTGGTGCGTTAAAGCGTGAACTACAGCACTTACAATTTGCAATTTATTTGTTTTATAACTATATCGGCTGTTTACTGTTTCTTTTAATGCCGCAAACGGAGTGCATACAGGCACGGCACCAAGCGCGTGCGCCTGCATTGCCGTAATACAGCTTATCTCGTAAAACTCAGTAGGATAGAACCAGATCGCACTTTGTGCAAATTCTTTATACAACTCGTCTTGCGAAATACGCCCTAGCTCACGAACGTTTGGAGTTTTAGCAATTAGCTCCATTAGCTCAGCCCTAAAAGCTTTCATTTCTTCGCCTCGTTGTTTGCTTTGTGGGTGAGATAAGTTATTTTCCATAATTGCATCAAAGGTGTTTAGACCATAGTAAATATCTAAGTGAGCCTCTGGAACTTTTTCTACAATTTTAGGCCACATCTTTAAAGCGTCTAGTAACCCGCGATCATAACTAGATGCGTAAATAACTTTGTAAGGATCTCTCGCACCTGCATTTTTGTCAGCGTACTCAATTGCGTGTTTGTTTAATGCGTTACGTGTTTTAAAAAAAATACTATCATTAGTAATGCCATGCGCTTGTTTTAGAGATTCTATATGGGCATCTGATAGGGCTATAACTTTGTTCGGTGCCGTAAAGGCTATTAAAGGCAGATCTCCGTAACCTGTATCATGTAACCACAAATACTGTTTGATAGCATTTATGATTGGTGTATCACCTTGGTAGCTGCCAAATAAAGAAGGTATACGCAAAGAGATAAAAATATCACACTTGGTATCAGGATTCCATTTACGATGGTCTAAATATAGAACATCATCAAACGTTTTGCCATCTGAATCACCGCAATAATTAAAGACAACTACTTTATTACCTAAAGCAGCCAGGCCTCGAGCCATTTGGATGCACATGCCCTCGCTGCCCCCAATGCCTTTGTTAATATCAGAATGCCCATCCCAGGGTTCGAAGTGTCCGCCTGCATAGAAAACAATAGATTTAATACCGCTAAGTACAGTCTTATTAGACTTACGTTTGACGTCGTATTTGATTTCTTTAATAAAGCGCCGCACTACTGGGTCGTCTCTTAGGTCAATAGGTATCGATGAGATGATTGACTCTAACTGATTAAATTGACTTGCGTATTGCATATACACAGTTAGCGCTTTTATTCCCTCAATAACAGCAATGCGCCTTTTATCTTGTTCAAGCTTGGTTAATTCGGATCTTAATTGTGTATTACTTGGCATAATTGACAGCAATTCTTTTGCTACTTGTATAGCTTCATCTACTTTATTTAACGCCACTAAAGCTTGCAATTTAATTCGTCTAGGCACAATCGTATAATCCATTTCGTTTGTAACAGCAATGTTTTTCGGGATTCCTCTAGCAATCACACGATCAGAGTGCCTTATAGCAGATTCCCAATCGCCTGCGTATATAAATAGTTCTGCTAGTAATAAATCGCCGTCCGATAGTTGTGGTAATATCCTTTTCAGTTGGTACGCCGCGCCCATCGCTTTATCATTAGCCTCAGTGGCTAAATAAGCCTTAGCTAATTTTTGATAAATATCATAGAGCAACTCGGCTGGTTTATTGTCTAATTTTTTGACATTAATAAGATACTCATACCATTGAATAGCGAGCTCCCACTCCCCATACTCAAAATGATCAAAACCAAGATTTCGAATTAATTTATCGCTTACATTCTGTAACCCAATACGCTCAATAGCTCTGGTCATAATTAAGTTATTACGCCTGTTTTCGGGTTTAGCATGGCCGCCGTCTGAACTATCAAACGGGCTTCTTTTATGAACAACTTTTAAAACGTCTTGCTCTCCTGTCAGTTGTGCCAGAGTTACAATTTTGGCATCACTTTCAAAGTTATAAGTTTCATGAACTGGATCAGTCCATCTACCTGAGTGTTTTAGATTTATCAATCTCTCCCTTACTTGCGTAACTGCTCTTAACCCGTTAATAGCTTCTGCATAATCGTAAGTAATTAAAACTGCCGATAAATCAGCAGCGCACATTTTAGCTGTGATGCTTGGAATTATATTAGGGTTAATTATGATGTCGTCGGTGTCTAACCAAAAAGCAGCGCTTGCGCCAAGCTTTTTGGCCATATCAAAGGAGTCCTGTCTTGCTTTGTCAAACTCAGCTAAAACCTTTCTACCATTTACAAAAACAAAATCGTAGTCTTTACCTAGCTCTTTTTTTGAAATCTCATAAGGTCTACCTGTTTTCTTACACCACTGCTCCCACAATTCAACAGTTTGGTCGGTAGAGCCCGTGTCTTGGAGTATATAAAAATCAAAAACACCTGCTGTCGAATCAAGCATGCGTTCAATAATATCTGATTTATCTTTTGCGATTACGCAAAGTGCGGTAGTTGGGTTGGTCATCCTATTTATTATAATATGTAGGTATAATTATAGCAATTTGATTAATTAATTATCTAATTAAATCTTTAATATTTTAGGGTCTATTGCTTTTAATTCTTCTGGTGTTTGAGCTAATTCTATATTTTGCAATTTAGTTATATCCCTTAACTCCTTTTTAAGCGTTGTAATTCTCTGCATTTCAGCTTCATCTTTATTTTCAATAGCAATCATGTATTCAGTATCTAATTTTGGAAAAACTGTAGCTCTTTGTTGTCTGAACGTATCTTTTTTAATTTCTCTTGCCTTTTTCATGTCAATGTCAATAACGCCTGTATCAATCCAAGCGTTTCGAAATGTCCTGTCTGTAGGTATTTCATCTTGTGTAATTACCCTCCATGATTCAACTTCTTGATCAAATTTACTTTTATCTACTTCAGCTTGAATATCAGCCTCTGAGCTTTCTTCTTTTAAATATTGCATTATTGCAACTGATTTATTTTTAAATTGTATTAGTATTATCATATTTTTTTATTATGCTTGATCTCCATATCCAACGCAATGCCACGAGTCGGGGTCTTTGACAACATTTGTTACTGCTGTAGAATCGTGACAGTCCAGCTGGAAAGACCCTACAGCAAGTGTTCCACTTCTAATTACAACATTTCGAGCCGCCGCAACTGTGAGTGCAGTAGCTGCTTTTTCAACTGTTGCCAAAACAGCGTAACTCGCACTTGAGAAATCAGTACCAATTGTAACCGTCAGCAATCCAACACCCGCATCTGTGATAGAGGTTATGTTGTATGAGGCTGTAATTGATGGCACTCCTGCCGATACAACAGCTTCTAAAAAGAACTTTGCAGAGCTAGGCGAGGCTGATGATGTCTTGCCATCTAGCTGCGTTTGGATTGCTGAGGTGACGCCATCGACAAAATTAAGCTCAGTCCCAGTGGGTAAGACAGAGACGGCTCCCAAGGTGAATGGGGTGGGAATCGTTACCGTTCCAGTAAAGGTTGGTGCGTCTAATGGTGCTTTGCCATCTATCTGCGTTTGGATTGCTGAGGTGACGCCATTGACATAACTGATCTCTGTTGAAGTTGTAACCGCAGCTCCTATATTTCCACTTCCATTAGTCGTCACTGCTCTATTTGCTGCTGTCGTACCTAGTTTAGAAAGTGCGATAGCAGCACCTGCCGCAACGTCAGCATTTACAATAACTCCTGTTCCAATTTCCGTTACATTAGATCCAGCACTAGCCGTGACATCTCCTGTTAAAGCAGCGCGTTGTAATAACGGTGTCGCATCTACATAAGTCAAGCTTGCATCTACCATGGCACCAACTGCATCCTGCGCCGCTTCGGTGAAATCAGTAACAGCCGTAGAAGCTACTGCTATAGTCGTATTTGAAATAGCAGTTACTAATCCTTTGGCATTAACAGTGGCTGATGCTACTTGTGTGGCGGAACCAAATGTTCCGACGTTTGCATTGACTGTAGCCAACGTCAAAGCTGTACCTCCTGTGGCGTCTCCTGTATGTGTTGCGTTGGAAACTAGACCAGAATACTGGCTATTGGTCGCATTATCTCCAGTGTTTGTACCAGAGTTAGTTCCTGTAATGTCTGAGGTAAAAGCAATTGTACCGTCTGCATCTTTAAGTGTATAAGTTCGGGCAACAGTTGCGGCATTAGAAAATAATGAGGTAAAGGTATTTGCTATGTTTCTCAAGCCTAGTGTACCGTTCAGGAACGTTTTTAAGGCTGAGTTTGTTTGCGATGAGGCTAAAATCATATCACCTGCCCCTGCTGAAGGTGCGGCAAAAGTTCCATCTCCACGTAAAAATGTTGTTGTGTTGTTTGGTGGTGTAGGTACAGCTCCCCCTACAGTCGCACTCATTACAGGGAGGTCAGAGTTGATAGCAATACTAGGTACTCCCGTAGTAGTAGTGTTTCTAAGAATACCAGTAGCAAGTCCAGCCATTGATACACCATTGATTCGTACTACTGTAAGAGCGGTAGCGCCTGTAGCGTCACCTGTGTGTGTTGCATTAGAAACGAGTCCACTATATTGAGTGTTAGTAGCGTTGTCTCCCGAGTTTGTGTTTGTAAGGTTTGCTACTGCTCCGTTAGCGAGCATGTCATTAGTTATCGCACTGTTAGCGATAGCTGTAGCGTTTCCTGTAGAAGTTACTACTCCTGTTAAGTTAGCGTTAGTAGCATCGTTACCGTTTAACTTGTTGATTGCTTGGAGAATTGTATCGGTAGTAGCTACAGTTCCTGCACCACTAACATACCCTGTGAGAACCTTGCCTATAACCGTTGCATTAGGTACAGTTGCTGCGTTTCCGACAGATGTAACTTCTCCTGTGAGATTAGCGTTTGTGATAACGGTTGCAGCATTACCGACAGATGTTACTCCACCAGTTAAGTTAGCATTGGTGATTACAGTAGCTGCGAAACTTCCTGTGCCACTTCCTGTGACACCGCCTGTTAAGGTAATAGTTTGGTCGCCTGTGTTTGTGCCTGAGTTTGTACCTGTGATGTCAGATGTAAAAGCGATTGTTCCTGAAGCATCTTTAAGGGTGTACGTTCGTGCTACTGTTGCTGTGTTTGTGAAGAATGAAGTTATTGAGTTTGCTACATTTCTTAGTCCCAAAGTAGCGTCTAGGAATGTCTTAACGCCTGTATTAGTCTGAGCTGATGCAAGCACCATGTCACCTGAGCCTGCTGGTGCAGCAAACGTACCGTCACCACGGTAGAATGTTGTTGCGTCGCGGGTTCCTGCTCCTGCTATCTTGGCATTCGTAACTGCGTTATCGGCTATCCTTGCTGTAATTACAGCATTGTTTGCAATAGTAAGAGCTGTAGCGCCGGTTACTTCTCCGGTGTGTGTAGCGTTGCTAATTAAACCAGAATATTGAGAGTTTGTGGCGTTATCTCCAGTGTTTGTTCCTGATTGGTTACCTATTGTTGTTAAATTAGCGTCAGTTACATATCTTTTATTTACCGAGTCAGCAATGTCCGCTGTAGTGGCATCAGCTCCAGCAGTTACTAATCCTTTTGCATCATATGTAATTTTAGTTTTAGTAGCACCAACAATTCCAGCGTTTTCATCCACTTTAGTATCCAAAGCAGCCTGTAAATCTGTTTGATTAGATAGCGTGCCAACAACATCACCCCAAGTAACCGCACCGCCAGATCCCGCTATAAATTCAAGGCCATCCTCAGTAGCTTTTACTTTAACAAACTTACCTGAGCCACCAACGTAGCTATTTGGCGCGTCTTTAAGTGTAGTGAATGTTTTAGCACCACCACCACCACCTGCCAGCAATATATTGTCACCTTTTATCTTTGTATTAATACTAAATACTTTTTTATTATTTATTACGGCGCTGCTAATTTTAATAGAGCCGTCGGAAACTATATCTATTTCAGGCTCTGGTTTAGGGATTAATGATTTTAGATCTTCTTGCAGTTTTAAAAGTTCGGACCGATTAACATTGTCATTATTAGAACCTATTGCATTAATAACCAGATCAGACAACCGCCGGATTGTTTTATCGTAGTCGACTTTGCCTTTCTTTGTATTTGAAAGTTGTTCCTGGATATCAGATAGTTGAGCTATTAAGGCTTGCTTTTCTGTTGAATTATTTATGTTATTTTTATTAATTTCACTCTGTATTAGAGCTTTAATATCTTCGACTGTAGCATCTAGCTTTGCACGAATTGTAGAAGCGGTATCAGCTTTGATGTTATTTAGTTCTGCCTTAAGTTCGGTTTTATTTTTTAGTAAGCTGGTGTTAATTTCTTTTAGTTCAGAAGAGACGTGCTGATCTATTTCCTGCTTTTGAGATGCAAGCGTTTTGTTAAATTGCTGCTTTATTTTGTATAAAAGCGCAAGTAGAACAGCAGATTTATTCATTTATGATTTTTTCGATAAGTTCCGAAAGCGTTGCATCTCTCACATTACCAGAATTTTTAAAGCTGGAGATACTACCGTAAACCGGCACGCCAAACGGCTTACCGTCTACCTTGACTCCGGCTGATTCTCTCTTCAATATTGCCACCCAAATAGATCTACAACCAAAGTGATTTGGTGGTGTTACCATATAAAAGTCTGGATCTGTAATTTGAAATACTTTGCCATCTAGATTACTACAGTATTCTGTAGTTCTATTGTCTAAAACAGCTGAATACCGATATGCAAATATAACGTCATTGTATTTATCGAACGTAACTTTTCTACCCCAATTTAACGCTTCAGGTAACAACGCTGCAACAGTTGGCTTTAACGCTACTTCAAAAAAGTTGTCATATTCTCGGTCAAGCAAAAGCTGTGCTTGGTTTTCAGGTATATTATTAATTAAAGCCGCGTTTGCAACGCTAGTTAATCTCAATTTTAATCTGTCTTGCTGTTCACCCACCGTTGCGTTAACTTTGTCTTCCATGTATACACGCTGTGGAGTTTTTGTTGTAGGTACTGATTCTAGCAACTCGTTAGCGGCTGAAATCTTACCAAACTCCATTAGTTTAAGCACTTGTGTTAGTAGTGCTAGAGAATAATCAGCTTCCCCGCTATTTTCCGCTAAGGAAATCTTTACGCTGTTGATAGATTTTCTACCCTCCCTAATTGCTTGTACGTATTTGTTAATTATATCCTGTTTTTGTACGGCAAGCTTGCGGCTTAAAATGTTTAGAGTTTCTCTTTGAGCATTTTCTAATTCATAACGAATGTCTGACCAGTTAACTTTCTGTTCATCAGCAAATAAAGCCCTCGACTCTCTAATAGCTTCTTCTGGTGTGATCATTTGATCTTCTAGGTTAACATTGTTGTACAATTCTGCTGTGTCTGTTTCTACTTTACTGTCTTCTTGACCTATTTTAGGAGCTATCTCTTGTTGTGGAGAAACTTTAGCTATTAAGTCTTGTGCTGTATCAGATTCGTCTTTAGACTTCAACATATCTTCTTCTGATACGTCTAAACCTAGATCGTCAGAAACTCGCTCTTGGATACGTTCGGTAATAGCTGTATTAATCACGCCTTTCTTTATCATCTCAGTAAATAAAACATGTAACAACTCGGTTTTGTTATCTGATATCGGTTTTACTTTTAATTTTGGATATATCCCGCGCCCAAAATTAACTCTACAAAGATCAGCTATAACTTTGTTCCATGTTTCCTCTAAAATTATACGAGCAACTGCCTCTAATCCTTGTTTAAAAAATTTAATTTGTGAATCACCCAATGACCTACTGCCAGTTTCTGTCGTTCCCAGATCAATAAATTGAGCCAAAACGGACTTAACCATTAGCGAGTAATGCTTGTCGATGCCGTCTTGTCCGGCACGCATAACGTCTGCGGAAGATAGTTCAAGTGTTTCAATCGTCATCACATTCTCATCCATGGCGATTACGGCTTCACTAGTAAATTTAGACGCGGCTGTAATAGCACTTACTACCATTTCATCGCTTGCTGATTTGTGACGAATGTAACGAACTTTTTGAGTTCCAAGTTCATGCCCTACATGGTTTAAAAACATGCCCTTGTGCGCTTTATCATAATGATACCAAGCCGCTTTTAACCCTGATCGACCATATAGGCTACCGTACTCTTCACCAAAAGTCGCCTTAACTACTTTAGAAATAGAAGTTTCATTGCGGATTGTAACGTCTACGATTCTGTTTTTAAATGCCGTACGTTGCCTAATTCCTACAAAATCACCTTTATCATCTGCAATTAAATAAAGCTCGTGATCATTAATTCCTGCCCTAGAAGCCAATCTATCTAGATGTATTTTCTTATCGTCACCAAGCTTATAAACAACTTCAAAAACTCTGTACCCTTCAATAAAAGCCCTAAGCATAATACGGTTAGTAAGTTCTAACGATTTTGCCATGCCGCCATCGTGTGAAGAATTAAACAAATTTGATTCTATAAATAGCTTTTCTTCGCTATCTTCTAAGCCTTCATAATTGGAAGGATCAACTATTTCAACTCCTGAAGCTAAAATGGTGTTATTAATTGCATTAACTAACATCTGAACCTGACCATCGTTGTCAACCATAGACCTATAGTCTTGCAAAGTTAGATAATCGATGCGGCGTTCTTCTCCGTCATAGTTGCTAATTAAAGACTCACCTGGAACTCCAACGATTGTGGTCATCTCTCTTGGTGTTTTTACTGTTGGCATTAATGTCTTTTCGGATAAATTATACCACCACCTGTACTTACAGCATTACTTGTACTACTTTGTGTCGCAAGCTTGACTCCACCCACAAACGAATCTACAAAGTCATCATGCTTGCTTCGCGGAAAGTGTAGCAATTCTGCCATAAAATCCTGGTGGCCGTTATTGAATAAGATTGTACCATTTTCAATCAAAGGTGTAACCTCTAGTGTTCGTCTAATTTTATCTTTGTCAACCGTAACTTCCACAATAGGAAGAAATATATTTCTTCTACGGCTTTCATCAAGTGCTAATTGATAAAAAGCTTTTTGATATGCAACTGATTCAGACCCTATTTTTTTATACTTATACTTTGCGTATAAACTAAATAAAAGATCTAGCTGCTGCAAAATTCCCCCACGAATACGGGTAGGTTCAATTACATATAATTTATTGGTTGATCTTAGCTTAGCAATTGTAACTATAGCGGTGTAATCAGCTGTTTCTTTTTCACTGATAGCTAAATCAACATAAGCATAAAAGTCACAAGAGGATAAATCTAATTGTTCATAAAACGCTACAGGTTTTATAATTTGCGTTTCAGCATCAATAGGATTGTTCATGTATTCCTGCTCGAAAACAATGCTACCAATTTCCGCCTTTTTTTGCTCTAAGCGTTCAGTTGACCAATAAGAGGGCCACAATGGCTGCCCGTTTTCTTTAACTGCTCTATATATTCTTGATACCCATCCGCTAGGGGGTACTTCAATTAACGTCGTCAACAGCGCGTCAGTATGTAGAATTGTGCCCACTTCTATTATCTGCGTATTTTCATCTCCGAGGTTTAATATAGATTTGTAAAACACGTTCTTGACTTTGGCTCTTTGAACGTCGCTATCAACAGATTCATCATTTTCTACATCGTCTAATAAAATAAGATCTGGTCTGTAAGCGCCATGCTTTAATCCTCTGAGCTTGGCTTTCCAGCCGGCAGCCATAACTTTAATACCTGTTGTTGTGACAATATCTTTAGCTGTCCACTTCATCTTGTCTTCCGCCCTGTCCGGCACGTAGCCTGCAATTTTCCCAAAATCAGCAATAATTCTATCGTTAGTTTCTAACTCTTCAATAATACTACCTAGTAAAGAAGTTGCCTGCGATGCCGTGTCTGACACCATTAATATAAAACGCTTTCGTTTTGTGAGTAAGCACCATAAAGGATAGACCAAACTAAAACAAGTTGATTTGGCATGACCGCGAGGCGCAGCTAAAGCTATTCTGTTATACGTGTTTGCAAGCGAATACCATTCTTTATGAAAGTCCGGCACCGCACCGCGGATATGATTTGACAAGTAATACGCAGCAAAAAATTCAATTGACTCAGTCGCGGCTATTACTCTGGCCGGAGAGCTTGATGAGAGCTTCTCTAATAGCTGTTGTGGATTCATCATTGGATGTGGTTGTTTCTGTTGATTTATTTACATCAACATTTAAATTTTCTTGTGTATTAGTTTCACGCATTCCGTGGTTAGTATTTAATACAAACTTAGCAAAGTTGGCATTCCACTTATCAGTTAAGGCGTTTGAAATTAGCCGCTCACGCTGCAAAGTCTCAATTAATTGTAAGGTGTCACTTAGGGCATTATAATCTTCACCGCCAACCTCTTTAGCATCGTTTAATCGGCGGTATAAGGTCTGCCTTGAAATTGGTATTGAGATACAGACTTTAGTATCTGTAGGAACGTAAGTCTCGTCTAGCATCGCCCTATCTACTATAAGCTTAGCTGCCGCAATTATTACTTGTAATGTCAATATTGAATTTACGTTGCCAATATTGCCCCGTGGAGTCTTCCTGGTCATTTACCTATTATAGCAAACATTATCTCCTGTAAACTTATAGTACTATAATTAAAATTACGATTAGCAACAGCGTTGTTAATAGCACTGCTAAAGTACCAACTAATTTATTATATTGCATATCGTTTTTAACTTTTACAAGCTTTTTTTCTATAATTATACGACTGATCTCTTTTTCAAAATCGAAAACTGTTGCAGCAAGGTGATCGATATTAGTGCCAACTTTTGTAGTAAATATCTTCTCTACAAAATCTTTATTATTTTTAAGTTTATCGGTACTAATAGCAGCAGCAATTATCTCTAACTGATCGCTATTAATATTATACCCTTTGCCTTTTACTTTTCCGTAATTTAACTTCTTAAGTATTGAATAAATAAGAACAGGCTTACAACTGTACATCGCAGCGATTTGTTGGGCGTTATATTTCATATGTAAATTAATTTACTATAGGTTACCTAATTCAATTGGGGTTTAGTGCGGCTCATTTTATTAAATATAAGTGCTCTAACGATTTCAGCTTTATGCATACTACGCAGCTTTGACTGATCGTCAAGCCAGTTCATCATTTTGGCAGGTACTATTAAAATGAATTTTGTATTTCCGTTCAATAGATTGTACTCGTTTTTAATTTTAGTAAGGTTTTTTTCCGCGTTTAAGATTGTTTCGCGCATCTCTGCTAATTGTTGTTCTTTGCTCATAATTGTCTACTTATTTTATTAATAAATGGGTATCGTTTTTTGATTGATCTTTTATGTGCCGCGTGCACGAATTTAAATTTAGGAATAGACAGCACTAGAAACACAATTAAGACGTTTGCAATGATGATAACTAACATAGAATAACTTTAACTTAAGATATTATAGTATATATAGAATAAGAAGTCAATTAGTAAGTAACCCCCTACCTGGTTTCTTAGGCGTGAGAGGTGAATTAGAGCTTAGTTATCATCTTTTAACCGGTTTTCTGTCCGAAAGATTAAGCACACTATCTGTATTGCAGCTACCATGATAGGTAGTTCAAGAGCGGGGGCATAGTACGTAACCCATATCCGCTGCTGTCTTCACGTTCGCTTACCTGTATGTCTTTCAGCGTTCGAGTCACAATTCCCAGGCTATAATATTTTAAATGCCAGAGTTATGCATTGCCGTTGGGCCCCTTGTGATTGGTATAGTCGGCGGGAATAATTTCCTGAGATAATCTACAACCATACACAGTGGTCTTCAATACCTTATAGTATTATTTTACAGAACGGGGGATACTATTATATAATAACGAGTCCTTCATTTCCGCTCGGAAATTTAGAATAACACTTAGCAACAAGGCCACCTCCGGGTGGTTTTGTTGTTTGTTTTACAGGCTGTTGACATATCTAAACAGCTATACTATAATATCTCATAATTGTTATTTTAATATTATATGAAGGAGATTAAGTTCACTTCTCAATTTATTTTTAAACCTGATCAACTTGGACAGCTTCGTGCTTATTGGTTTGATTTTGGTACATCAAAGCGTAAAATTGAGCTAGAAATTGAACTCAAGTATGCTGCTGTCTTATTTAATTTAGTAGAGGGCTGGGTAGAGCGTTATGATAAGGTTCCAGGTATTTTGACTTTGGATTGGTATATAAATAATAACGGCGCACTTTTATCTAAGCATAAAATTAAAGAAGAATTATGAAACAAAATAATACTGTAGACTTACCTAATTTAATTTTATTAAAACAGCCATTTGGTGACCATGAAATATCATGGAAAATTAATAACTATAATTCAGGTAAAACCAAGGCTATGATCACATTTCATGTGGATGCAAGAGTAGTACAAACTAGACTTAATGACGTTTTTGGCGAACTAGAATGGTCATTTGAATGGAAGACCATTACAGATGTAATAGTACACGGGAGTTTAAAGGTTAATTTATGTACAAAAGAGGATGTTGGCTATAGTAACGGGTCTGACGATAAAGAACCGTTAAAATCTGCCGTTAGTGACGCTCTGAAGCGCTGCGCGGTACATTTAGGCGTTGCACACTATTTATATCAATTGCCTACATTGTGGATAGTTCTAGATGAACCAAGCCAGAAGTATTTAACTAAAAGGCAAGATGAGGAAATCCTTAATTGGTATAAAAAGAATATTAATACATCTAAAACAACCACCTTATTACCTTTTGCAACTGAGGAAGTAATAGATCAGATCATGGAGGCAATGGCTTTAGATCGTGAAACTAAATCTATCTACGCCGGAAAATATAATTTAACTAAGGAACAAATAGCAAAGCTTACCGCCGCTAGGGCAACGATTAAGGCCTCGATTGATAACGCAGCGCTGGTAGAAGGGATTTTATAATTAATAAATATGAAAATAATAAATCCTAAAACAGGCGAGATTGTTACTAATGAATCCGAAAGGTTAGTAATTGTTGATGCTTACAAAGAATATAAACTTAAAATTAAAGAACTTGAACAGGTGACTGAAGCTTTAGAAGAATTGTTGCAGCCCCACATTGACCTAGCTATGGCAAATGGTGAAAAAGAGCTGGGAGCATTTACTATTGTTTTTGGCGCTAGACGGTTTAGCGTAGATCTATTTAACGAAGCCGCGCCAAGTTTTACTAAAGAACAACGCGCAACTCTTAAAGAACAAATAGCCGAAATTGAGGCTCAATTCAAAGCACCATCTAAACCTTATCTAAAATTTAAACAAATTATTTAACATGTACAAAATAACAAAAGACGGCGTAGCGTTAGATCCTAAACTTTATACGATTGATAAAGTTAATAAAACTTTTGCGTCAAAAGAAGATGGCTTAGTAATAGATTTTGCAGGGAAAAATGGTTGGCTTTTTAGAATCGGTTATAGCTGTAAAATCACTACTGGTGAAGACTGTTTTATAGATGCAAGGGGCGAGTGCATAATCACTACTGGTGATGGCTGTACTATAGAGGCCGGTCGCGACTGTAATATAACAGCAGATCATGGCTGTGTTATACACACATATCTTGACTGCATAATATGTGTTGGTGAACGCTGTACTATAGCCGCCGCCCCCGGCTGTAATATAACTACTGGTGATGGTTGCACCATAGACACTGGGAGCGGCTGCAATATAACCGCAGGTGATCAGACTGTTATTAGAGCTAATTGGAACTCAGTTATAACAGGCGGTAAAAATTGTGTAGTGAGTAAACGTTATGGCAACGAAGTTATCAAGCTTATTGCTGGGCAAACGATTAAGCTGAATGATCACATGACAGAAGGCTACGAAGTTGTAAAACCAATAGAAACTATTGAAATAGGAGGCCTGAAATTCAACAAAGAAGAAGTAGAGGATTTTCTTAAAAACCTTAAACCAATTAATTAAATGTACAAAATAACAAAAAACGGCGTAGCGTTAGATCCTGAACTTTATACAATTGATGAAGCCAATAAGACTTTTGCATCTATCGAAAATGACTTAGTATTAGATTTCACAGGTAAAGATAGTTGGATTTTTAGAATTAAGGGTAAATGTGAAATCATTGCTGGTAATGGTTGTACTATAGATGCCGACTATAGCTGTAATATCACAACGGGTAATTGTGCAGTTATTAGAGTCTGTGATAATTCAACTATAACTGCTGGTGACCGCTGTAACATAGACACACACCATAACTGCACAATTACTACTGAAGATGACTGTATTATAAATACATGGGGTAATTGCACAATTACTACTGCCAATGGCAGTAGTATATATGCTGGCGCTCAATGTAATATAACTACAGGTCATAACGCTGTTATTAGAGCTTATGGAAATTCAGTTATAACAGGCGGTGAAGGTTGCGCAGTGATTAAACGTGATACTGTTGAGGTTATCAGACTTGTTGCTGGGCAAACGATTAAGCTGAATGGTGGCTATGGTGTTGAAGGCTACGAAGTTGTAGAACCAGAAACCATTGAAATAGGAGGCTTGAAATTCAACAAAGAAGAGGTAGAAAAATTACTTAAAAACCTTAAACCAATTATTTAATTATTTAAACACATGTTCAACGATATAAACAAAATTCAATTATTAGGCAATCTTACTCGAGACCCAGAACTGAAAACCACTGCTGGGGGTACTGCTGTGCTTAATTTAAATTTAGCGACTAATCGCCAATATAAAAAAGTTGAAGAGTGGGTTTCTGAGGTTGAATATCATAACGTAGTAATATTTGGTTCAACTGCGACAAAATTAGAGCAATACCTTTATAAAGGTTGCCGTGTTTTAATTGAAGGTAGAGCAGTTACTCGTACCTGGGAAAAAGACGGGGTTAAACATTACAAAATGGAAATAATTTCGGATGAAGTGCATTTGTTAGGGCGGTATGTAGAAAAAACTAAGCAAGCCGAGCCTGCCAGCGCGTCTCAGCTTGAACTTAATATTAATGACGTTGTAATTGATCCAGACGAACTACCTTTTTAATATGAATAACGTACAACTACAACATATCAAAAAATTGGTAAAATACTTAGAATCTATCCATGAAACACCTAAGATGGGTAGGTACGGCCGGGCAATTTATCTTGAACTTCACGAGCAGTCTGTTTGGCTTTTAGGCCAAGCAGCCTTACGTAAAAAGTTGCTTGAGCTAGATTATGTCGACGGCAAAATAAATGTATATAAGCTGACTGAGCAAGGTCATGCGTTTTTAATTGAATACAATTCCTTGCCCAATTAACCCTAGTGGGAGCGAACCGCTGTCTGGTTCGCCCTCAGCTCCCTGCGGTTGGTCTTACGTTCTACAAAAAGTAGAATGCACACTATACTGACCGTACGGAATTGAGGTTGACACATTTTAATAACTATACTATAATACTTTATAATTGTTATTTTAAAATAAATGTGGACACAAACTCCAAATTCATATTATATCCAAACGTATTTCGGTATTAAATCGATGTCAGGTTCGTGGGTGAGCGCGTCCTCAGAAGATGAAGCTTTAGAAATTTATATACGCTCTCAGCTAATAATATTAGATGGCGACGAGGAAGCTTTAGTTCAATGGCAACTTATTCAGCAACCCCAGGTAACTGATGTAGATTATGGTGAAACCGACGATGATCATTACAGCACTAACGTAATCGGAGTGCCGTCGTACGGCAGTTCTTTAAAACAAAAATATGAAAATTAAGTATGTAATTTCTAATAACTATAAAGATTTTTTAGAGTATTGCCGCATGAACGGCCTAGACAAACGAAAGGTTAAATATATAGTGAAATTAGAAGACTTATATTATGCTAAAGAAAACGAAGTTGCCGAACACGGTCTTTATTGGAAGAATCCAGTTTGGGGCCAATGGGCAGATTTACTTAAGAAAATTAAACAAGATAATTAATTTAAATTTAACATGTACAAAATAACAAAAGACGGCGTAGCGTTAGATCCTAAACTTTATACGATTGATAAAGTCAATCGTACTTTTACATCAGAAGAAAATGGCTTAGTAATAAATTTCACAGGTGAGAATAGATGGTTTTTTAAAATTATTCATAGTTGTCAAATCACTGCTGGTGATCGCTGTATTATAGATGTTGGTGTTGAATGTATTATAACTACTGGCAATGACTGTACAATTTTAGCTGGTGATCGCTGTATTATAATTGTATGTAATGATTGTACAATTGCAACTGGCGTTGGCTGTGTTATAAATGCCGGCAATGACTGTACAATTTTACCTATTGGTCGCTGTATTATTACTACCGACAATAACTGTACAATCGCAACTGTCAGGGGCTGTACTATAGACACTGGCAGCAGTTGTAATATTACTACAGGAAATGGCGCCGTTGTTCACACCAGCTGGAACTCAATTATAACTAGCGGCAAATATTCCACAGTGACTAGATATGATACCGTCGAGACAAAAACATTTATCGGAAAATTATTAAACCAATTAATTAAATGTACAAAATAACAAAAAACGGCGTAGCAGTAGATCCTAAGCTTTATATGATAGATGAAGCCAATCAAACTTTTACATCTAGCGAAAATGACTTAGTATTAGATTTTGCAGGTGAAGATAGTTGGATTTTTAGAATTAAGTATGGCTGCACAATCACTACTGGCAATCACTGTTTTATAGATGCATGGGACAGCTGCATAATTACTGTTGGTGAACGCTGTACTATAGATAGTGGGAGCGATTGTAATATAACCGTAGGTGATCAGACTAGTATTAGAGCTCATGGAAATTCAGTTATAACAGGCGGTGAAAATTGTGTAGTGACTAGAAATGATACCAACGAGGTTATCAGACTTGTTGCTAAGCAAACGATTAAGCTAAATAGCTACATGTCAGAAGGCTACGAAGTTGTAAAACCAATAGAAACTATCGAAATAGGAGGCCTGAAATTCAACAAAGAAGTAGTAGAGGATTTTCTTAAAAACCTTAAACCGATTAATTAAATGTACAAAATAACAAAAAACGGTAAGCCACTAGATCCCAAACTTTATACAATTGATGAAGCCAATAAGGCTTTTATATCAAAAGAAGATTGCTTAGTATTAGATTTTGCAGGTGAAGATGGTTGGGTTTTTAGAATTAAGTATAACTGCACAATCACTACCGGCGATTATTGTTTTATAGATGCATATGGTGGCTGTATTATCACTGATGGTGATCGCTGTACTATGGACACTGGCAGCGGTTGTAATATAACTGCTGGTGATGGTTGTACTATGGATACAGGTTATAAATGTCACATCTCTACTGGTCATAACGCTGTTATTAGAGCTTATGCGGATTCAGCTATAACAGGCGGCGAAAATTGTGCAGTAATTAGAAATGATACCAACGAAGTTATCAAGCTTGTTGCTGGGCAAACGATTAGGCTGAATAGCCGTGATGTTGAAGGCTACGAAGTTATAGAACCAATAGAAACTATCGAAATTGAAGTCAAGAAGTACAACAAAGAAAAGATAGAGAAATTTCTTAAAAATCTTAAACCAATTAATTAAATGTACAAGATAACAAAAGACGGCGTAGCGTTAGATCCTAAACTTTATACGATTGATAAAGTCAATCGTACTTTTACATCAGAAGAAAATGGCTTAGTAATAAATTTCACAGGGAAAAGTGATTGGCATTTTAGAATCAGAAATAACTGCACAGTCACTGCTGGTGATGAATGTTTTATAGATGCATGGGGCGATTGCACAATTACTACTGCTAATCGCTGTACTATAAACACTGGGAGCGGCTGTGATATAACTACAGGTGATTACGCTGTTGTTGTAACTTGTGGAAATTCAACTATAACAGGCGGCGAAAATTGTGTAGTAATTAGACGTTATACCAACGAGGTTATCAAACTTATTGCTGGGCAAACGATTAGGCTGAATGGCTACAGGACAGAAGGCTACGAAGTTGTAAAACCAATTGAAACTATTGAAATAGGAGGCTTGAAATTCAACAAAGAAGAAGTAGAGGATTTTCTTAAAAACCTTAAACCAATTAATTAAATGTACAAAATAACAAAAGACGGCGTAGCAGTAGATCCTGAGCTTTATATGATAGATGAAGTCAATGGGACTTTTGCATCTAGCGAAAATGGCTTAGTAATAGATTTCACAGGTAAAAATGGTTGGCTTTTTAGAACCAGAAATAACTGCACAGTCACTACTGGTGTTAACTGTTTTATAGACACTGGTAGCAACTGTAATATCTCTACTGGTGATCGGACTGTTATTAGAGCTCATTGGAACTCAGATATAACCGGCGGTGAGAATTGTGTAGTAATTAGACGCGATACCAACGAGGTTATCATGCTTATTGCAGGGCAAACGATTAAGCTGAATGATCACATGACAGAAGGCTACGAAGTTGTAGAACCAATAGAAACTATCGAAATAGGAGGCTTGAAATTCAACAAAGAAGAGATAGAGAAATTACTTAAACAATTTAACCAATTAATTAATTATTAAATATGGAAACACAAAAACAACCGTTTAGCCCAGGTTTACGAGCTAAGATTAAAATATTTACTAAGTTGAACATGGTCTTCTATTCCAGGCAGGAATTAAATGACTACGTTTTAAGGTTAAAATCCTTACTAGCACAAGCTTATGAACAAGGTGAATGTAATTTTGAATTACATAACCAGGTTGTAACTCTTTTAGA